ATTTGTCTGCATTGCTATTACTGGTACGGGTACAGCTTCTTGGCAGCAGACCTATTATGGAAGCAGCAGCCGCACTGGATCTGGTAGCCAAGTTTATAATACATCTCCGACACTAACAACGCCTAACCTCGGAACGCCATCTGCTGTTACCCTTACAAATGGTACTGGCCTTCCACTTACAACTGGTGTTACTGGTACACTTCCGGTAGCTAATGGTGGTACTGGTATTGCCTCTGCCACAGCCTATGCTCTGCTTGCTGGTGGCACAACATCTACAGGTGCTTTCCAATCGCTTGGAACTGGCACTTCTGGGCAAGTTCTTACATCTGGCGGTGCATCTGCACTTCCGACTTGGACTTCGCTCTCTTCTGGTGCTGTGTACATTGCTGGTGGTATTGTCACCTCTAGCGCAAGTCTCTCATTTACTAACATTTCTACATATTCAAAGCTGCTGTTGATTACATCTCATTCAACAACATCTACATCTGCTCGTACATTGAATGTGGCCCTTAGCTCAAATAATGGGACATCCTATGGAACAGCTAATGCCTTTACGGTAAACGCTATTTCTACAACCAGCGTTACAGCCCAGACGATTGCTGAAATTTCAAATACAGGTTCTTCTGGCACAAGCAAGACCATAACAGGGTATTCTTCTGGTCTGAATAATAACGCTGCTACAGTCACTGCGACAGATGCCGTTACAACGGGCGTCATTAATGCAATCCAGATTACTTGCAGTAACACAGCTACTTCTGGATTTGTCACATTGTGGGGTATTCCATGACTACAATAATTAATTGTGAAACTGGCGAAGTAACTACTCTTCCTACTTCAGAGGAAGATAGAATTAATGAAGCTTGGGAAACTCTTCGAGCAAATCGTAATAGTCTTCTTTCTGGATCTGACTGGACTCAAATTACAGATGCTCCAGTAAACAAAGAAGCTTGGGTTCTTTATCGTCAGGATCTAAGAGATCTTCCGGCAAATACTGTTGATCCTTTTAATCCTATTTGGCCTTCTAAGCCTGAGTAAAAATAATGGACCCTATCAGCACAGCCCTGAGTCTTGGTGAAAAGCTTCTTGGCTTTATCCCTAACCCTGCTGAGAAAGCAAAGGCAGAACTTGAGATGAAGTCTGCCCTGCTCACCGCGATGGTTGAGGAAAGCAGAGGTCAGTCCGAGACTAATAAGGTTGAGGCTGCACATCAGTCTATCTTTGTGGCTGGCTGGCGTCCGGCTATTGGTTGGGTATGTGCTTTTGGGTTTGGCTGGACATTCTTGCTCCATCCTCTTCTTTCTTGGTTTATGTACGTTTCTGGTGTGACAACCCCTTTGCCCGAGATTGACCACGGTATTCTTCTGGAACTGACTATGGGTATGTTGGGGATGGGTGCGCTCAGAAGCTTTGATAAGTGGAAGGGCAAAGCCAAATGACAGCGTATATCTTTATCCTTGCTATGGTTATGGGTGATGGTTCGTTCAGGGTAAACCATGTGATTATCCCTGAATGTCCCTCACAGCAAGAAGTTTCCCAGTTTATGGAAGAGAAAGTAAAGTCTGGTGAAATAAAGCAATGGGGTGGGTCATGCACTCTCTTGGTTGACCCAAAGACCAAGGAGATGTAAAATGGATCAAGTCGAGGTAGCGGTGGCAAGATTGGAAGTTCAGGTAGAGAAACTTGAGGCAGATATGCTTGAACTCAAGGGCGACATCAAAGCAATTAGGGCCAAGCTGGATAAAGCTGATGGTGGCCTTATGATGCTTCTGATGGTTGGTTCTGCTTGTGCCACTATCGGTGCTATCTTGGCTAAATTTATTGATTGGAAATTCTGATATGTATCCTTGGATGGACGTTGCTAAGTCTCTGGCTGGGACAAAAGAGTTCCCCGGTTCAGCTAACAATGCCATGATCATTGGCTGGGCCAAGGGTCTGGGTGGCTGGATTGGGCAGTATTATACCAAGGACGAGATCCCTTGGTGTGGCCTGTTTGTGGCGCATTGCATGAACAAGGCTGGTTTGTCTTTCACCCAGAAGAGTCTGTCTGCGCGTGAGTGGCTTAACTGGGGTGTGGAGTGTCAGCCTCAATACGGTGCCGTAATGGTGTTTGGAAGAGAAGGTGGTGGTCATGTGGGCTTCTACGATTCTGAAGATTCTGTGGCTTACAACATTCTTGGTGGGAACCAGTCTGATAGTGTGTGTATTTCTCGTATAAGCAAGGACAGATTCCTTGGTTCTAGATGGCCTAAGGAAGTCCCGATCCCCACAAAGACACAAAAGATTACAAAGAAGTTGTTCGGTATTTTCTCTAGGAATGAAGCGTAATGGCTAAGATTAAGTTTGATAAAGAAAAGATCACGTTTGTCAAGACCAAGAGCAGACGTAGAACTAAGCCAAAGCATCTTAGAGGACAGAAGAAACTTGGTCCTAAATCCGCAGACCGTGGAAACAAAGGAAAGTATTAATGGCTAGACTGCAAACAAAAGCTCTATTCTTCGAGACTACTCTACCAGAGTACAGGATTGAGATGGAGCCTGAGTGGACACTGAAGGAAAAAGATCATCTGGCAAATGACGGTAAGACCTACCGTTCTATGAAGAAGATCTACCTTGAGATGGAAGATGTGACTGAGTACGAGTTTGCTATGGCAACTCTTGGCTCGTTCACGCATTGGGAAACCCTGTGCAAGTCTCCTTGGTTCAAGGAGCATATTGACCAGTGGCGTAAGGAGCTTAACCTGAAGCTTAAGGCTAAGGGTATGCGTTCTATCATCAAGGCTGCTACTATTGACGAGAACCTGAGTTTCCAAGCCATGAAGTATCTGGCTGATAACCAGTATATCGACAAGGGTGGCAAGCGTGGCAGACCCTCCAAGGAAGAAGTCAAGGCTGAACTCAGAAAAGAAGCTGAGGCCAATAAGGTCTTCCTTGATGACGCTGAACGTATCGGCCTGAATCTGAACTGATATGGCAACCATTGAAGAAATCCGCGAGGCAGCAGAGACTGACCTCGTGACCTTTATCCGTCTGGTATCTCCGGGCCGTGTACTCGGTTCTGTGCATGAGGAACTGTGCCGTTGGTGGAACAGGGAAGAGGCCAAGAGCCATCAGCTTACCCTCCTGCCCCGTGACCACGGTAAGTCTGCCATGATCGCCTACAGGGTGGCTTGGATGATTACCCGTGACCCTACCATCCGAGTCCTGTATATCTCGGCTACGGCTAACTTGGCCCAGAAGCAGCTTTCGTTCATCAAGAATATTCTTACCTCCCCGGTCTATAGACGTTATTGGCCCGAGATGGTGCATGAGGATGAAGGGAAGCGTGAAAAGTGGACGATGACAGAAATTGCTGTCGATCACCCCAAGCGTAAGGAGGAAGGTGTCCGTGATCCAACAATATTTACAGGTGGCCTTACAACTTCTCTCACTGGGTTGCACTGCGATATCGCTGTACTGGACGATATTGTGGTTTATGAGAACGCCTACACGGGTGAAGGCCGAGAGAAGGTCAAGAGCCAATACTCGCTCCTGTCCTCAATCGAAGGTGCAGATGCCCGAGAATGGGTAGTAGGAACCCGCTACCACCCTAAGGACTTGTACTCCGAACTCCTTGAAATGGCTGAGGATATCTACGATGACGAAGGAGAAATCGTTGGATCAGAACCCATCTACGAGATCTTTGAGCGTGCCGTGGAGGACGCTGGAGATGGGACAGGTGAGTTCCTCTGGCCCAGACAGCGTAGAGCCGATGGTAAGTTCTTTGGCTTTGACCGACAGGTTCTGGCAAAGAAACGAGCGCAGTACCTCGACAAGACCCAGTTCCGAGCACAGTACTATAATGACCCTTCCGATCCTGACAATAGACCTGTTGACTACGATAAATTTCAATATTATCAAAAAGAGTTCTTGACAAATACCCAAGGAGTGTGGTATTATAAGGATAGAAAGCTAAATGTATTTGCTGCTGTAGACTTTGCTTACTCGGTTAGGAAGAAAGCTGACTATACAGCCATCGTAGTTATCGGCGTTGATTACGAGAATAACGTGTATGTTCTCGACATCGACAGATTTAAGACAGATAAGATTTCTGAATACTACGCTCATATTCTTGATCTCCTGAACAGATGGGATTTCAGAAAGCTCAGGGCCGAAGTGACCGCTGCTCAGGCAGCTATCGTTCAGGAACTTAAGGACTCTTATATCAAGCCGAATGGGCTGTTCCTTAAGATTGAAGAGAACAGACCCACCCGACATCAGGGTACTAAGGAAGAACGCATTGCGGCTATCCTTGAACCCAGATATGACAATCTTGCCATCTTCCATTACAGAGGTGGTAATTGCCAGATTCTTGAAGAGGAACTGGTTACTAATAACCCTCCGCACGATGACGTTAAGGACGCTCTGGCGGCTTGCATTGAGACTGCTGTTAAACCTAGCAGCAACGCTTTGCACAGAAAGACTAACAGTAACGTAATCTATCATTCAAGATTTGGCGGTGTAGGATTCTAAATGGTTGGTAAAACAATAGACATTGATACAATTATCAATCCCGACTCTATCGCTGTAGAGATCGCTGATAAGTGGCGTCTGTGGACACAGCAACGTCAGCCCAAGATGGAAGAGTGGAACGAGCTTCGTAACTATCTGTTTGCCACAGATACGAAGACTACTTCTAATAACTCCCTTCCTTGGAAGAACTCTACTACTGTTCCTAAGCTGACACAGATCAGAGACAACCTCCATGCTAACTACATGGCGGCTATGTTCCCTCAGAAGCGTTGGATGCGCTGGGAAGCCTCTGATAAAGACTCTATGTCTAAGAAGAAGAGAGAAGCTATCCAGTTCTACATGGAGAATAAGCTTCGTCTTTCTAACTTTGAAACTACTATGTCTAAGCTTGTCTTGGACTTTATTGACTATGGTAATTGCTTTGCCACAGTTGAATACGAAAGAAACTTTACTTTCCTTGAAGACACTAAGGAATACGTGAAGGGTTACGTTGGGCCTAAGTTGGTCCGTATCTCTCCGTTTGATATTGTCTTTAACCCTACTGCTTCTGACTTTGCTTCTGCTCCTAAGATCATCAGGTCTATCCAGACTCTGGGTGATATTCAGAGAATGGTTGAGGACAATGCAGATAACGAGTACCTGAGTGCTATCGTTGATAAGATGATGGGTAATCGTCAGGCCGTTGCCGGGTTCTCTGATTCTGAGATCTATAAGAATGACGGGTATATTGCTGATGGCTTTGGTTCTATCAAGCAGTATTATGAGTCTGACTTTGTAGAACTCCTGACTTTCTATGGTGACTTCTACGACAAGACAAATAAGAAGCTCCATAAGAACCGTATCATCACAGTTGTTGATAGATCCTATGTCATTCGAGATGTGCCTAATCCTTCGTGGTTGGGTAAGTCTCCGATCTTCCACGTTGGTTGGAGAGAGCGTCCTGATAACCTGTACGCTATGGGTCCATTGGATAACTTGGTTGGTATGCAGTATCGTATTGACCATCTTGAGAACCTCAAGGCTGACGTATTTGACCAGATTGCTTTCCCGATCCTAAAGATTAAGGGTGACGTTGAAGACTTCAACTTTGAACCCGGTTCTCGTATCTACTTGGGTGATGAAGGTGATGTAGGTTACTTGGCCCCTGATGCTACAGCACTCAATGCTGATATGCAGATTATGAATATTATGAACGCCATGGAAGAAATGGCTGGCGCGCCCAAGCAAGCAATGGGTATTCGTACCCCCGGTGAAAAGACAGCGTTTGAAGTTAATGCCCTCCAGAACGCTTCTGGCCGTATCTTCCAGAACAAGACTCAGTACTTTGAAAAGGTCTTTACCGAGCCTGTG